CTGACTGTAAACCCATACGTCCTTGAGACAACATACGCTCTTCTAAAGCTAAACGCTGACGTTCTTCCTCAGGGCGTTGTACGGCTCTCATTTGCTCATACAGGTCAGCTTGCGCTGTACTAGGGTCTACCCCTACCTGACCAAATAAACCCTGTGCCTGACCCATTAGTTGCGTCTGTAGAGCCTGTTGCTCAGGAGACAAGCCAATGTCTATACCACCAGTAGGTGTAGTAGTTGTTTGCCCTAAGCCTGTAGTAACAGTAAAGGGTTGGAACGTAGCTTTACCTGCGGCATCTTCAGCAAGACTCATAGATTCTGTGTAACCACGCTGACCTATGTCTCTAGCACCTTGAATGCCTTCTTGCCCCATGTAGTATCCTGCACCCGCTTGTAGAAAATCTTCAAACGCACCCATTAGAACGTACCTCCGTCAATAGTGAAAGTACCCGCTAAAGTACCTGCTAGTGTTGTTGTTCCTGACAACGTAGTTGCACCTGACAACGTAGTTGTACCTGTAGAGTTAAGTGCTACAGATACACCTAGTGTTTGTGCTGTGGCACTCCCTGTTAAAGCAGGGCTTATTAAGTCAGCCTTAGTAGCAATGGCTGTTTGAAGTGCATTAAACTCAGTATCAAACTCGCCACCTGAGATTATTTTACCGCCAAAACCAGAAGGTAAAGTATCTTTAACCCCGAAGTTAGTTGTTTTAGAATAATCAGCCATTTATTTTGTTCTCCCAAGTAAAACCGATATATCAACACTTTGTATAGAGTAAGGCTTACCCGAAACAAAAGCATTAAGACCTATTTGTAAAACCTTTCCACTACCTGTAGCATTTACAGATGGTGTTTGTACGTAAATTCCTGTTGTGTATTCTGATGAAACAAAGTCATCGTTAACTGTTGTCGCTTCAACCCAAGCAGAGCCGTTTGAATAAAAAAGTTTATTGGAACTTAAATTATAATACGTAGAATTTACTACACTAGCACTAGGTGCTGATGAAAATTCTCCTAAGTATGGTGTTGTAGAAGCACCGTTTATTGCTTTATTGTCTATGGCAAAAGGAACAGTTTTTGTCGTAGAACTGTAACCATACTCTGAAATACCATATTCCCCTTCAGTCACCTCTCCTTCAAAGGGAAGATAAATAAAGTTCTTTGTTATATTCTTATTATAGTCCCAGTACCAAGATAACGCTGATTGCTCTCCTGCATTACCTACAACAGTTGCTTCAAACTTTTTAAGAAACTTAAGATTAGCTGAACGACCAAAGTCCATCGCTGTGCTTTCATACTTAAATATAAAATGCTCAGGAATTGAACCTGCTGGGTCTGTAGCATCTTTATATCCTGTATATTTAAAAATACCTGAGTGATAAGGATTTATTTGGAAACCAAAGTAAAGACTATCATCAGACAATACAGTCATGCTTTGTGGTACTACTGTTGACCATGTAGTTACTCTAGCTGAACCATCAGGTAATAAACCTTTTAAGTCAAAACAATAGACTACGTTGTCTTCAGGGAATGACAATAAGTAAAAAGCATCCTGCGGGCTGTATACGCTCTTAAGACTTCCTCTGTGATTTCTCACAGCTTTTATTAAGTCTGTACGGACGTTCTTACTAATGTTTCCTATAGGACTTGACTTTTCTTGTATTGTCCTGCCTAAGCCACGAACACCTTCGTTGGACAAGAATAATACATCAGTACCTGTATTTTGTACAGAGTCTCGTTCAATACAACCAATACCTTTTATAACGTCACTTAATACCATAGTAGCAGGACTTTCTGCACCTGAGTATATAAGTATACAGTCACGACAGAATATAACCAAGAAGCCATTGTGTGCTGACAACGCTACAATCTCATCGTAACCGTTAGGGAATACATTGGTTAAATCTAGTGAGCCTGAGGCACCACCACTCCAATGACCACCAATCAGTGTGTCAGACCAATATACTGTACGTTTATTACCTGCTACATCAGCCGCCCATAGTTTACCGTATGCCGCTATAACCTCGTTAGCCTGTGGTGCTGTACCGTTGGAATGCTGACTACCGTTTAGTTCTTCAACAGTAATAGCCCCACCGCCATTTAGTGTCATAACTAACGGTTCATGTTCACGCTGAAACATATAACACTTGTTAGCTAAACTAACTATCTTCCAGTTGTCATCCGTAATGGTTGTACCAACAGGTGTCTGGTCAGTCAGTGAGATTGTACCTGTAACTATCTTATTGTTACCTGTAGATACTAAAGTTTTTACACCGTTATAATCTACAAATTCAAACAAAGACTTAACTGGTTGTTTATTAAAAACAGCATACCCAGTTGTTGACACAGGTACAATGCCGTTACGTGCCGCAATACGCCCGTACTTATCTATTATTGCATTCTCTGCAACTTCAGCAAAAGACGGGTCAATAGTAACGGGAGAGTCTTCGGTATTTAAACCTGAAAACCCTGCCGCTTTAATTGATACTGTCTGTAATTGTTGTGCCATTAGCAAGCCGTCCATACAGTTTCAGAAGGGAATCGTGCCGCGTCCATAGCTATAGCATCAGCTAATGTAGCGTCAGCTAAAGCATATAGTTCTTGTGCTGATGTACCACCTGTCTCACCACGTTCACGGGAAGCAAGAGCAACAGCGTACTGAATCACTGGTGCTGACGGCACATTAAGTACTGTAGCATCAGCAGTAAAAGGTTGTGTTCTGTCAACCATGTTAAAACGTAATGTATATACACCGTCAGGAATAGGAAATACATCTACAGTTAAATAACCGTCATCATTAAAACCATTCCAAGCGTAGTAGTTAGGTGCGCCTTTAGGTGGTTCAGAGTTTAAGAAAACACTGTTCATATAAGAAGAAGTAGCTTGTCGCATAAAGAAGTTAGACGTATCATTAATCACATCTAGCGTCTTACTGGCTGTTCCTGTACCGTTTATATTATAGCTGAATGTATTAGCTACTGTGTTGACAGTAAACGTGTTGCGTAACGAAGACCAGTCCCACGAATCCTCTACGATACGTTTAGCATCATTAACAAAGTCACCGATAAGTTTAGTGTATCCACTAGCGGTAGAACCAACAGCAGTAGTTACTTCATCTTCTCTTAGTCTTCTTAGTACACTATTTACTAGTTGTAAGTAAGTCATTATCCATACCTTCTTGTGTTTGTGGGACTAAGCATTCTTTGTGTAGACTTAATCTCTGTGTCAAATTTAAATAACTCTTTGTCAAACAGTCCTTCAACCTGTGAAGGCTTTCTAGCCCCTGACATCATACCTCCTACGCCACCTAAGCCACTTACTGCTGTTTCTAATATATCACCTATAGGACTGTCCACAGCGTCTATAACTTCATCCACTACGTCTACTATAGGCTCTCCTACAGTTTCTATGGCTTCCTTCAAAGGAGTTGACAAATCTTCTATCGGTGCTGTTACAGTCTCTACACCTTCCTTAACTGGTTGTAGTAATGTAGCATCTACTGTCCTACCTAATTCTTTTATATCTTCTATAATCTCTGTTTCTGGTAACTCAAACTCAGGTAAGTCTATACCTACAGCTTCTAGTGCTTCACCACCAAATTCTTTTAGTACAGCTTCTTTGCCACTACCGCCTTCTAGCATTGTTTCCTGTATGTTTCCTAAACCTTTAGTAAATGTCTCAGGGTCTAATCCAAACAAGTCAGCATCAACACCTAAGTTAGCTAAAGTATCTTCAAGGAAGTCTCCACCTAGAGACCCTGTTAGTTCTCCTACAGCGTAGGACGTAAATATATCTCCTAAATCTCCACCTCTTGCCGCTGTGAGTAATGGAGCAAACTGTGGTGCGGCTAAACTAACAATAGGCGCAACAATAGCGTCAACAAAATTACTTGGGTCTGGTCTAACAAATACTTGACTATATGTACCTAATTCTGAATCAGGAGTAGAGCGATAATCTTGACCTCTTTTTAATGAGGAATCCCAGTCAATGTGCGCCCCAGTTCCCGTATTTAAATAAAAACCTTCGCCTCGGAAGGAATCAGGTCTATCAAAACCTCCCATATCTTCATACTTCTGAACTATTGGAATACCTGATTCATCCAAATAGTTCTGCATTACTTCTGATTGTGCTTCTACAGCTTGACGTAATGGTTCGTCTTCTCCTATCCAGTATTGTTTTTTTGTCGGTATTTTTCCTCCTTTACCCATAGGAGTGTTAATTAACAAATCATACGTTTCTTCACTGGTAAAATCTAAAGGACCTTTTTCTATCAACGACTGAAGTTTAGCATACTCTGGGTTAGTCTCAGATAAACCGCTTTGTTTCTCTTGTAACGTAGCTATGTACGTTTGGTCAGCAAGTGCTTTAGCTTCTGCAAAAGTTTTAGGTTGCGACATTATCTATCCCTCTGTACTTTCTTAGTTTTCTCTACAGTTCTCATAGCACCTAAACCAAGCATACCCATCAGTACTGGCATCATAGTAGCCATGTCTAGTACAGGGATTTCAATGGTAGAATCGGCAAGAGCAAGCGCAAAATTTGCCATCGGGATAAGAATGTACTGACTCGCAAGTCCAATACAACAAGTCCAACCAACAGCAGGTCTCCAACCCGACACAAATAGGCTTCTGTGTGCCGCTTCTGTCTTATTAACTTCAAGTTGCGCTTTCGCAAGTTCCTGCGCGTGTTTTTCAGCCATTGTCGAAAGTTAAAAGGCGATAGCATTCTTCTTGTCTTTATCCTCTATGAATTTGTCAAGTAAACCTGAAACAGGTCCGATTAATTGTTGTATCATAAATGCCTCACTTAAGGGGATTAGACAAGTAATCCATACCTTGCCATAAATCCTCTACCTCTTTAGTCAATGTCTTTATCTTACCATCAACATCGCCAATGTTTTCTATTATAATCTCAGCCTTAGCTACTGTACCTTTCATAGCCTCTATCTCATTAGCTAGCTTAGAAACGTCTGTATTGAGTTCTAACAGCTTTTCTTGCTGACTTAGTAGGGTATCTAGCCTTGTTCCTAAAGTCCCTAGATTCTCACGTATGGGGCTTATATCAGGTATCTTCTTAGACTCCAACGCTTCTAGTCTTGAGTACAAACTAGATGCAGTCCAGACTGTCCCACCGATGCTAGTACCTATGGTCATCACAATGGCAATCCACACACCTTTGAATGACGTACCATTAATGTTTAGTTCTGACTTCTCTAGGCTCATAGTTCTACGCAGTTAGTTTTTCATAAAGCAATCATAACTCTGAGCAGTAGGACCAGTCAAGTAGTACTCCGACTCGCTACCTAATGCTAGTATGTCAGCTTCAGTTGCATACAAGTCTAAACCGTAGTTCTGACCATTAAGATAAACTGCTGTAAGGTTTCTAGTAGTGTTATAACCCATAGCTACCCACTGAGAGTTAGCATCATAAAAGATGTTAGTCTGTTCTGCTGTAGTGTTAGCATTCTCTATGCCTTGCTCTAGGAACTCTACAGCTTCTTTGTTACCCGCTACTGCTAGGAATGCACTAGCGTTGTTAGCGTGTGTCTCTATGTCATCTAAGCTAGTATTGTACGTGTCTACTTCTTCCTGAGTAATTGTCAACACTTCTATGTTGCTCTCTACAAAAGTCTGTACCTCAGCTTCCTCTTGAGGACTAGCGGCTTGCTCTGCTACCTCAGCTACTTCCTGTACAGCAATCATGTCAACTACTACTTCAGTAAATACACCAATGGCTTCATCCATCATGTCCAACTCAGTGTATGCTTTTTCCTCAAGTACAGTCTGTAAGTCACCAAAGGCTTGATAAGTAGACATACCAGACAATGCGTTGTTGTA